GCATTTCAGGCGATAGCTGCACGTTACGCTTGGCACCTTCCATCTTAGTCGGAGGATGCGCAACATTAGCCATATCTGCCATATTGTTGTAGCCCATACCTTTGTTCATCTCGATATTATTGCGCGCTTCCCAACTTTTTGGCATTGCTGCGTAATGCTCGTCTTTTACATTTTCTACTGCGCCTTCGCGTCCGTCATCCATGATATGCTCCCAAATATTTAACCAGATTGTATAATACTTACCCATGCCGTGGGCTGAGTGCCAATAAATATTGCGCGACTATTTATGATCATTTGAATAGCGACATTTGCACCAAGTTGATTTATAGAATTTCCGACCGCAGGGAATACGTTAAGTGCTGCCCCCCCTGCATTTTGGACAATTACCGTCTTGCCCAACACAGTTGTTGGCAATACCACGCTATCATTAGTAGTAACAACGACTGTAACAACATTGACTCCGATGTTGAGTTGAGTTGCAGACGCTTGCCCACCACCAGAATGCGCCGTTAATCCTTGCGTACTCGCATAACCGCCTGATGCAGTCGTGCGCCAATCGCTATTATCGACGCCGAGAAACTCAGCAGTTGCTTGAGGTGCCAAAGGATAAGGCACGTTAATGCCAAGATTATTAATATTGTCGCCTAGGAATGGAAATATATTGAGCGAATTTGCGCCGGTATTAGTAACGATCACAGTTTGTCCAACGACATTTGCAGGTAGTAAAACGCTATCACCTGCAGTCGCAACTACTGTGACGACATTTATTCCGAGATTAAGGGGATAAGCAAGAGCTTGGCCACCGCCTGCGTGTGCAACTACGTTTTGTAAATTTGGGATTATAGTGGTAATCGGATTTAAACTTTGGAGATCGGGAAATACGCTAAATAAGTTAACGTATTTTGCAGCGCCTGGATTAACGCTAGCAGTGACAGGATTGATGATTGTAAGTAATACACTATCTTCGAGCGACCATTCAAATGGGCCATTATTGACGCGATCAATATCTGAGGTCTGTAATCCAAGCCAACCAGTTGCAATTATTGCTTCAATCGCGTCATCTGTAACGATTCTGACAAGACTTGGTATTCCATAATCTCTGCTAATACTATACAACATTTGATAATCCTTTATCAAAAATCCATACCACATTATGAGCTAGATGATATGCAAATGCAATCTCGCTACATGACTATGCGCATGTCGTAATCCCTAAAATACTTATTAGCTTTTTGTGACATATACACATGATCGATATCGAGCAAATCGCAATAATGTTCGAATATCACATTATTTTCGTCAAAGAAAGTGCGCGCTTCGTATGCTATCAGTTCGGTTTGATATGATCTGCGTTTTTTCTTCAGTTTAGCGAGATTATTAAACATCGAGCATAGGATGTTAATCTTGTTGATTACATTGCGCTTATCGTCAATCACACGCTCGATTAGTCTTATTGTGATCTTGATACGTTTATTACATGCTCTGAATATTTTTGTCGCAATATGCGGAGGCTTTGGATATCTGTGTGATCTAGCGTCCTCAATTGCTCGTGATATTATTGCTGCAATTAATGCGCGTTCTCCGGCTATATTTTGCATTATCATCCTTGATAACTTTTTTATAATATTCGCACTGTAGTCTTTAAATTTAACACAAATTCGCATTCTTTCTCGAGTATTTCGCCTCGCTTATAAAGATCATATAATTGATCACTTAACATACTCACCAAACGATTGACGCTTGGAATTAAATAGACATTTCTAATTGTCTCTTTAATTTTATCTTCGTTAATATCTTTTAGCGTACTAAAATCTATACGATTGATGCAATTAAATCCGGGGTTTAGCAAGTATGCATCGTCATCCGCTACTATCTGTATATCAATCATTTTCATAACTTGTCTACTATCTTTTCCAATAATGATTGCTCTGCGCCAATCTCTATTTTTTGCATGCCGTAAATTTTGGGTGCTAATTTAGACGCGTACCACTTGATATTGTCTAGCTCAATTCTAAGCCTCTGTATTGCAGCATGATTAACACAGCGTTTTCCCTCGCCGTCATCGTAAAAATCATTGATTGCAGCGCGTGCTTTGCTGATTACTGTATTGACAAGCGGTTCGATCTGCTGCATTTTCGCGCGCGCGAACATCTCACCAAATTCTGCGTGTCTTAAACGCCATTTGTATACTGTATTAGCGACGGGAAAATTGGGGTTTTCTTCGCATATTTCTTCGAGCATTTTTGGACTATGAGCAACTGCGTCACATATATCTTGCGCTAACTCTATAGTATACGTGCTAGGTCGTCCTACTTTTGTCATAGTCATACACTCCATTTGTATCTAAATTATACACGCAAAAATAATTTAAATAAAGTTAAATAAATGTTTGACATTGATATTATCACAATAGTATTATGCGTCATCAACTAACAAAAAAAGGTATACAAAGATGATTAAATATAAATTACATAAATGTAAAAAAGGTCAAGAAGCTAATTATCAGATTTTAGAATTTTCAGAAGGAAATTGGATTACATGCGGTGCTTACTATAAAAAGAAAGATGCAAAAGAAGATTTAAAGAAATTAATAGAAAATGAAAAATTAACTTAACTAATTGGAGATACAAAGATGTATAAAGCAGTAGAAGATTATCTAGGATTTGGATTTGCCGTGATAGACGAGAGCGGAATGATCGTGGAATATGGGTATGCAACGTTGGAAGAAGCAAAAAAAGCGGCTCGCAATTTTAATGAATGCAACTAAGTTAATCCCCAGCTTGCATTAGCAATAGTGCAAGCGATGGATTAACTTAACTAACTAAGGAGATACAAAGATGATAAATTTAATCGCAAATGATAAATACAAATCACTCGGCTGCAAATGGGATTCTTCGGCAAAACAATGGGTTCCGCCAAAACTTGCAAAAAAAGAATTTGAAGAGATAAGAGATAAATTTTTTAGCGATCTAATAGTGATAGAAGTTAAATCTTTGCCGGACAAAATGTTAAAAGGTAAAGATTGGGGGTTTATACACGTGCGAATGATCGGCGGTTATTTAGTCGCAAAAGTAAATAATAGAGACAGCGGGGCAGAAATTTTTAAAGATATAGCTTTAATAAAAGGTAAATTTACCTCAAGTGGTTCGAGAAAAAATTATTTTTGCGATCACGACGAGGTAATCTTGAGGCTAGAAGTTTCGAAAGGCTCGATAGAATACATAGATAAGGAAGTTGCCGAAGGAATTTACACGTATGAAATAATTGGATAACTAGCTTAATCCCCCGCGCTCATTCTCAAGAGTGAGCGACACGGATTAAATTAAACAACTAAGGAGATACAAAGATGAAAATAATCGAAGTAAAAAAGGCTATAAGAGATACATATAAACAGTACAAAAAAGGCAATATTAGCAAGCAAGAATATCTTGACGAAGTTCAAAGCTTGAGATGGCAATTTCCTCAATATTTCTACCCTGCTGAATGGAGGATATAGATTAATCCCCAGCTTGCATTAGCAATAGTGCAAGCGATGGATTAACTTAACTAAGAGGTAATGAAAATGTTTAATATCAGCACACAACAAGATTTTAAATTACGCGCTCCAAAAAATGATGCTTTAGAAATAGCTAAAATATTCAAAAGATTTGGAGTATTTGAAAATGTTAAAACAGTTCCCCTAAGAAATTCGTCTGATATGTACGTAATCAGTAATTATGACTTGAGAAACAGAAAAGAAGTTATAACTATACTAAATGAATTAGATACGAGATTTTTAATAAGGAGATATATTTGAATCAATTTAAAGAGGGATATTTAAAAGGTGTTGAAGATGTAAAAAAATGTATAGAGAGAGTGACGATTAAGCATAGTCAACGCTGGGATAATGTAGAAGTAAGCTGGGTGTTAGAAAAAATTTACACCGAAATTTATGATTTAAAACCAACTAAGGAAAAATGAAAATGTATCAGACAATAACGAAGTCAATGTTACACGATGCTTTTAGAGATTACGATAGATTAGAAAATTTTAGTTACGAAGGGAGGGAAGCTCTATTCGATTTTATTGAAGACTGTTACCAGGATGAAAACGAAATAGAGTTAGATGTTATTTCTCTCTGCGTTGATTATTCGCAGGACAAAATAGAAAATGTTTTGAAAAATTACAAATTATCTTCGCTGGAAGAATTGGAAGAAAAGACGGTTGTGGTTTGGTCAAACGAAGAAGAAGTTTTGTATCTTAATTATTGAGGAAAAATGAAAATGAATTTAAAAAATGTATCTTTAAATGAAAAAAATTCTTTGTACTTCGAAGAATATAAAAAAGATATTCATAAAATTCTCTCTTATTTAAAAATTGATGAATTGATTGAAGTAAAACTAATGGTTGATCAAATGCTAGAAAATGCGAATTCAAATTAACATGAGAAGAATAGCGAATGAATCAAATATTTATAAAGGTTACAACCAAAAAAGAAGCTCGAAGGTTTGCACCTTGGGCTTATAAAATTGTTAAAGTGTTTGATATGTGGGTAGCATTTCAAACAAAAGAAGATTACATGATTTGGAAAAAACAGAAATAACTTAACTAAGGAACCTACGAGAATGTATACAATAGACAAAGCAAAAGAAATAGTATTACAGGAAATTAATTCTCTTAAAAATATGATTAATTCTAACTCAAATGACTTAGATTTTGAAATGGGTGAATTATATTCTTGCAAATGGTTTTTAATGTTGCTTAATCGTCTGGAAAAGGAATAAACATGGCAACTACAGTTAAAATCACTAGTCTCGCGCTCACTAAGTCTGATCTTGCAATGCTCGAAGCCCTCTCTAAAAGAGAGGGCGAAAGTTATACGCAGATACTTAAGCGCGGGCTGATATTGGTGCACTACATAACATTTTTTTCGGAGAAAAAGAAATGACAGAATCAGAAAAAATTGCGATTACAAAATATGATTTATATTATGAATCTCGCATGACAAAAGTTGAAGCGACTACAGAAGCTTTAAAAAATGACATTTTAGAAATCAAGTCTAACATAAAAGAAATTCGCTCTGATCTAAAATGGATGTTAGGAGTTATGGGCTCGGTTGGAATGATAATTGTGGGATTAATGGCTCACGGCTTCAAATGGTTTTAACTTTTCTCAGTCTGCCATTTGAGCTTAACGCTTATCTCTGCCTCTGCTAGATTCCCGATCGAGTCTAGCGTAGTGCAGAGCCAATCGCCGTGCTCGTGCTCGATACTTTCGAGCTTGGTTTGTGAATCAGGGTCGCTAATAATGTTGTTAACAAGCTCAGATAAATTTTGCGGATTTGCGTTAAATGCTTTGGCTAAAATTGGCAGGATATAACCTGTGGCGAAGCCTATCGGGCCACCCAACGCGGTTCCGATGCTAGGCGCAAATTTGCTTATAATTGGGAGTGCATCGTTGAATATTGCGCTGATTTTCATAAATAATTCATCCTAAATTATTAACTCAAAGTGTACTAAATCATTAAATGATTGCTTGGGTAATGTTGTATGTCCTTCCCAATTTCCGCCCCAACGAATAGCGTGTGTCATTTTATTTTCCTCTTTCAAACGCGACGCCACACCCAAAACATAACCCGCAAACCAGTAGAATCTTTGCGTATTTTCCCAATCAATAGGATAGGGAGAAACGTCGACCGCATTTGACGGCTGAGAATTATGTTTTCCGTTTGGCCATTGTAATTTAGTGTTGCCATCTGAATAAGCATCGTTTTGAGCCTGCTCGTTTCTGAAACCTTCGATTATCGTACAGTCAAAAGTTCGCACAACTTCGTAAAATAACGTTTGCAAATCAATGTGACAAGTTGCTAGTTTGCTGAACGATTCTTGGCTGAATTTCGGCATTTTCGACTTCCATATTGACTAGATTTATATCAAGCGTATCACAATGGCGGTTACAAGTTATACAGCAATAATACGAGTCTGATTCAGCGCACACTAAAAAAATGTCTTTTTTGCAACATCTGCTAACGACCATCTACAATATCCTTTTGTAAAATATGGTGAAAAAAAAGCCCGCATATCCAGCGGGCGAAACGAGGAACATTAAGGAAGAGTATATTTTATGAAAATGAACATGTTAGGGCGGAGTATAAACATCTCTCAAATATTCTTCAATACTTTCTTTTGCTTTTATCCAATCGTCGAAATATTCGGCTTTGTAACCTTGGGTTCTAACTTTTTCCATGAAAACATACTGATTGCCTCTTGGCTTTTCGCCGGGTCGCTTAAGCTCGATAAAATAGCCGTGATATTTTCTGTTAGCAATTGGCATAAATAAATCTGATGCGCCTGCCGTTAATCCTGTACTTTTTTCGCGCATGCTCATTGCAAATGATCTCTTTGCACCATTGGGTATTGATATTATCAGTATACTAAGCATTCTACACCAGTTTACTAATGCTGCTTGGATTTGCCACTCTTTTGTGCAAGTAGCGTCGATCATGTTTGATTTTCTTGCCACTTTCCGCATCACTACCTCCATGTAGTTTTTTCAGATATTCTAAATATTTAACTCGGTTCTTTTTGCATTTCATACGCCAACGGTAGTCCTTTTCATATTGTTCCATTTATGTACACTCCATGTTCCACGTAGAACTATTCCATGTTCAATATCCGGCTTATGTGTTCACATCTTGATCTAAATTCTTGTCTTTCAGTCTGCAAAAAGCATTCTTTCCATTCTCTGTCATCTGAGTAAATTATTATTTTATACCCATTTTCGACACTATCAAACTTCACCCACTTGATAATTTCCGTTCGCACTAAAAATTTACCTGATTCCGTGGTAACTTCTAAAAATTTCATCAAACCTCCAAATTTGCGTTTTAAGCGATTATTTTCCTACACGCTACTACCGCATTGTTTAACAAAGATCTTCTTGCCATGATCATCCAATTCGATCTCATAGGTATCCTTGAGGTCATTCTCAGAGTACTTTGCAATTTCCTTTAGCATTTCCAATTCGCTCTTATCTGTGTAAAACTTTCTTGCTACGCGCTTGAGTTGAGTAAACTTGGACGCCACCTCTTTGTAGCATTCTGGCCATTTTTTGTCACTAAAGTAAATATTTTTCAATTTCATGCAAATCGGCGTACCAAGATTTTCTAATGCTTTTAAATATTCTCTGCCAGATTCATTCGCATCCATACGAATTTCTCCTTTTTCATACGTCTATTGGCTTATCTCCAAAAAAAATCGGAAACTTCATTTTCTGTAAGCTGTTTTTTATTGAACCTATTTAAAAATAGCTCATAATAAAAACTTATTGAGTTTGATTTGTCCAATTTATGAGCTTTTTTAGCCCAATTCATAAGCAATAGTTGTGTGTGCTTAGATAACTTTTTTTCAGTCATGTAACTTGGTTTTAAAAAATTTTCTATTTTCATCAATGATTTATCCCGTTTACGCGGTCGTAATCTGGGTTACCTGGTTCCCAGAATTTTATTGGGCACTTTTCAAGTTTTTCCTGTTTTTCAGGAGTTTTATTCATGTATGTATTGTTTTTTGGGAACTTTTCGTCCAATATCCATTTTGTTAATGCCTCCTGCCAATTAGCTTTCTTTGTTCCCCTAGCCCTTGCATCGTGAATAAACTTGCCTATCACAATGTCTGCATCAAGTTTCCTGTATTCAGCCAGTTCAACGTTTTTTTTGTTCGGCATAAAATCATCTGGGAGAGCCGTGAGCGTGCTTTTCGCGAACTTGCTCTCTCCTTTATTTTTGTATTCTCTTTTATTTTTAAAATCTCTTTTATTACTAGTGTCGGTTTTTCCAGCTTCTGGATTATCCAGAATCTGGTTTTTCAGTATTCTGGACTTTTCACATCCAGAATACGGGTTTTCAGTAATCTGGTCTGTGGATAACTTTTTGTTGATATTTTCTACGTCTAGACAATTCACTAATTGGGTTTCCCAATGAGTTATTTTCCCTTTTTCATCTCTGATGGATTGTATTTTTATTGCGCCAACTTCTTTCAAAATTGCTATTTTATTTTGAATATAATCTCGTCCTACTCCGAATCTTCTCTGTAGCTCAACTTGGCATATTTCCCAGTTTTCAGGTTTTGAAGATAAGTAACAGTAAATCCCCAATGCGCCAGCATCAGGTATTAAATCCATCATCTGGTTTATAATCGTGGTGAAAGAAAAACCAGTGTGTTTTAAAAAATTTGGAGTGTTTTTTATGATCGACATATACAAAATTCCTTCTGTTGGGGGGTTGACCTATTCCGTGGGCAACGTATAATTGACGTTGCGTTCGCAGGGTAGGATTGCCCGAATTGTTAGAAGTCACCCAGCCGCCAAGCTGGGTGATTGACCTTAAAACTATATCTTACTTTACTCTTTCTCAATTTCCCATTCATGATTTTCATCCGGTACAAAAGTCATAGCGGTAGTTATTTGGCGGGGCACTTCAAATTTAGTCGTTTGCATTACTAACCAGCCACCTTTTATTTTTGCTCTCATTATTACGTGATCTTGAAAACAAAATATGTAGTCCCACTCGAATTTCATGTTGTTTTCCTTGAATATTAAAGTAATACAGCGTAACATAATGATATCGTATAAAACAAATAATAAAATGGAGTTAAAAATGAAAGATTATATCATATACACTCTCAGGCTTGATGAGAAAATGCACGATGAAGTGAGCAATTTAGCACATATGTTAAAGGTTCACATGGCAGATGTCATAAGAGAAGGAATAATTTTAAGATTGAATCAAGTAAAAAAACCTTTGACAAATAGTAATAGCGCGCTATAATGATTCTGAAATGTTTAATAATAAGGATTTAAAAGTGAAAGAACAAAAAGAACAAAATAAAGTAACTTCTGCAATTTCTGCAAAATGCAGAACCGAGCTAGGTTTACTCTCGGAGTATATGAGTTTAACTTTGCAGGAAACGGTTAGGTATGTACTAGAAAAGAATGTTTCTGCACTTTATGTCAAAGCTGCACAAAAACATTTGAAAAGTATTGAGAGTAATACAAAAGAGGAAGAGTAAATAGGTGTGTGTGGATAGTAGAAGCTACCCACACACATGTAACTAACAACTAAGGTATCCATAACCCACTGTGAGGTAAATTATGAACAAGGGCATTGTAAACACAAATGTTTCAGATTATCAACTGATTAGTATAGCAATAGATTTAGTAGGCAAGGTTTTTGGGTTGATGGACTGCAACCCAGAGTTAGCAAGTAATCCCCATGCTGCAAAAGCTATGGAACTTGCTAACAAATGGAATGATAAGTTTATACAGGTTTATTTAACCACGGAGGGTAAATAACATGTCTAAAGAAATAACCGCAAAAGAACATTTCCGCAAAGAACTTATAAACGCTCATGCTAAAAGAGATCAAGACGGGTTCTATCTTTTTGTACACCAAATTCCTTTTGAAGAAATGAGAATATTCATATCGCACTTTCTGGAAACTTCAGATTATGTCGACGCAATGCATAGTGACAATCGTATGCGCGTTTACATAGATGAGTGTAGAGAGCAGATTCAGGAGTTTATTGATGCTGAAATGGAAAACAAAAACAGAATATACATGGATGAGCACGGATTAATTTGGCTTAGAACTAGTAACGGTGACTTAACTTGCGTGAGGAGATAAATATGAGTTTAGCAATTAGAAATGATACAGAAAATGCAGCTTTGCTTGAGAAGGTTTTAACTACTAATGACTTAGCAGGATTAACTTCAATGGAAAAATGTCAACACTTAAAAAACATATGTGAAGTGGTAGGATTAAACCCTGTGACTAAGCCAATACAATTACTAAAATTTAATGGTAAAGAAATAGCTTATTTCACAAAAGATGCGACCGAACAATTGCGTAAAATAAACAAAATATCACTGAAGATACGCGACACTAAAATACAGGAAGGAATTTACATAGTATTAGTTGATGCTATTGCGCCGGATGGTCGTGAAGATTCAGCAACGGGTGCAGTATCAATAAAAGGTTTGATCGGTGATGCGCTTTGCAATGCAATACTTAAAGCTGAAACTAAAGCTAAACGCAGGGTAACACTTTCGATATGTGGACTTGGTTTTACTGATGAATCAGAAATTGAAACAATGCGAGGGGCTAGAAAGATAGAAGTATCTAATGAAGTTAAATTAATTGAATCGGATATGGATGAACTTGACTTCAAAGCAGATGAAAAAAGACTAGAAAAAGTATCTACTTTGGAAGAATTAGAAGAAGTCTACAAAGCCTCATATAAATTCTGGTCTGAAAAGAGAGACAGTGCAAGGCTAAAGAAAATTGTTGATATAAAAGATATCCGCAAGAAAGAATTGAAAGAAGTACCAATATTTACAGCAGTTGATGAAACTAAACAAGAATTGTTTGATGACATGATGAGGAAGTAACCATGAACACATCTAAAAACTTAAGTCTTTGGAAATTAACTAACGAGCATCAAAAGTTGTTGTCGGAACTATACGACTATGAAACGGGAGAGGTAAATGAAATAGTACAGGCTAAATTAGACTTGTTAGAGCCTGATATAAATAAAAAGTGTATCGCAGTTAGTGGATACATTCGTAAAATTGAGTCTGAACAAAGGGAGTTGGAATCACTTCTAATTGAAGTTGAAAGCAGGATGAAGGCATACGAAAAGGAACGGGAAAAATACCGGAACTATTTGCAAAGTAACATGGAAAAACAAGGGATAAATAAAATTGAATGTCCGTACTTTACTGTGCGTATAAAGAAAAATCCTTACTTTACGGATATCATTAACGAGGAATTAATACCTCATGAATTTATGAGGGAACGTGAGATAGTTCGAGTTGAAGTTAAACCTGATAAAAATGCTATAAAGGAAGAAGTATTGCGTACTGGGGAACAAGTACCAGGTGCATATGTCTCACAGAAAAATAAGCTTGAGATAACCACTTCTAAAATATAGTATACAAACGCATTCAGGCGAATGTAAGGGAGATGATATTTTCATTTATCAATCGTGTGAAAGTAAAGTCTCCCAATAAATAATATTTTAAGGAAAAAACATGCTATACGACAAACCACTATTAAAAGAAATAAAGTGTGCAGAATGCAATGAGGCTTTCCATATACCAACTATCTTTGACTACTGCATAAATTGTAACGAAAAACATAAAACTAAATTGCTATCAAGTTTAGACTTTTCAAAAGTTAAAAATAGTTTTAAATGGCGTCAACGAAAAAAAAATGCTTACATGATTATAATATGCTTTTCAGTATATGGATTTATTTGGTATAAGTTTGGCATAGTAACAGAAGCTATTTCTTCAATAACTTTTATTATAGGAATTTTCGCAGATGATATACTTAAATTTCTATGCGATATATTTTGAGGTTTTAAAATGGATAAAAAACTCTATGATAAATTTTTTGAAAACATGCCGGACAAATTTAAGAAGTCATGGAAGCGATACAAAGCAAAGAGGATATTTTTCACCATATCAATTCTTTCTTTACTTCTTATTTTTATTTACATTATGTTTGGAAGCATTACTGAAAGTGTATCACTTGTAATGTTCATTGTCGGATTAGAATACAGACGTTTAATAGATTTTTTGTCAGGTAAATTTTAAAAAATAATAACACAAAACGCAACTTAAACTAAGGAATAAATAATTATAAAAAGGTAAACTTTAGGAAAATTTTACATGAAATTACGAAACAAGTTAGCATCATCGTTAATAGCACTATCAACATTATCTGCAAATGTTTTCGCTGGCGATAGTCCATATGTTTTTGCTCGCGCATGGGTAAGTGATGCAAAAGGTATGGTAAATAGCCGCATCGATGTTAAAGCAAAACATCAGATGTTTATTTCAAACCCCAGTACAGACCATGCAATGACGTACGAATGGATTTACGAACTTTGCACTACTCATAGATGTTATCATAAAATATTTAATAGAACATTGCAGCCAGGAGAAACTTACACGGAATTTAATGAAACAAAAGATTCTGTATCATTTGATACCGAAGGCACTTTTGATCTTATAGCAAAAACTACAGTGAATGGCGAATATAAAGAGTTCGAACAACAAAGAGCTAAAATCCGCGTATACAAAGACTAGAAGTTAATTTAAACCTATCCAAGCCGCAGATGACTTTGATAATCGTGGCTTGGATAAAAGGAATGTGAAATGAAAAATCTAGATGATGAAATTGTTGAAAAATGCATTAAAGTATCAGATAAAACAGCAGAAAGTATTTTGCGTGATATAGTAGAAGAAGGTTATTCTGATAGAATAAAATTGGAAATGGCTTTATTTACAATATCAGTTTTATCTTCTAATATCGTAGGTTTTTTATGCTCAAGCATTACTAACATGAGTGTTGATCACGCTATTTTAAAAATAAGCGATCAGTTTATAAAGTCATTCTCTCGTAACATGCATGACAATCGAGATATTATTTCAGAAGCTAAAGATAAAGCAGAAATGATTAGCAAAAAGGCGCATTGATATGGATATGACTTTATCACACGGTATCGTTGATACAATGGTTAGGAATGAAATTCCAAAAGATGGTGAAACAATCGCAGGTGACATTGAGATGGGTATAGTTCTAAAATTGTTTGATCGTGTAGACATTTATTTACGAAGTAAAGAATCTTGTCCGTTTGGTCGTGGTAAGTGGATATTTTTAGGGAGTGATTCATGATATTTGAAGAAGCATTAAAGTTAATGAGAGAAGGTAAAAAAATAACCCATAAATACCTAAGCGATACAAATGAAAAAGACGTATACCTTAAGGGATGTTATGTGGGATTCCCAGGAGAAACATATGAACAGAAAAAATCACGTGGCTTGTCTGTTGTAAAAATGAAAGGCGATAAAGAGCATGAAGATATGGGGTTAGGAAATTTAGATGATATGTTCATACCAGGAACACTTATCATTAAACAATGGCCTGAAAAGTGCAAACACGGGTTTTATCCTCAATTGAATTTGCTGTTGATAATGTCTGATGAATGGGAAGTTTATGATGATAAAACAAACACTACTTAAAGGAATAAAAATGAGTAATCTTATATATTATAAGTTAGACGATAATAAAAATGTTGTTCCCGTTACAGCGCAAGAAGCACATGATATTTTAATGAGTGGGGAAAAATCAATAGTTAAACAAGATTTAATTAATACATTCTTTGTGTCCACCGTATTTTTACCGATTAATCATAATTATAATCCACTCACTAATTATAATCCTCCGATTGTATTTGAGACTATGATTTACAATGAAACCGATGGTTATTGGCTTGATTACCAAGAGCGCTATTCAACATGGAAAGAAGCAGAAGAAGGTCACGAAAGGGCTGTACAGTGGGTAAAAGAAGGATGCAAATGACTATGAATATGACTGATGAAAATGATGATTATTTTAGAGGATATACACAAGGTCATATTCAGGGTTATAACGAAGGATATATTCAGGCTAAAGATATATATTTCCCTGATTGGATAAGTGTAAAAGATCAATTGCCATTATATAAAGAATGTATTTTAGTTCTTTATAATGAATATACAGTTGAAGCAATATATCGTGGAGAATATGAAGAAAATTTACATGTATTTAGAATCGAATTAATAATGGAAGATATAAAATGTAAAATCGGTGAACGTATCACACATTGGATGCGACTGCCTGAGATTCCAGACAAAATATAATAAGGACTAATAATGAATGACCCTATAGAAAAAGATTTACTAGAGGAATTTACTCATAACATGCTCGAGTGTGTCAAAAATAATCTTGAGAATGGTAAAAATGTGGCTGATGTACTTTCAATAATATTGAGTGTAAACATTAGTTGCGCATTTAGAACAATGCTATTTATAACAAAAGACATACCCAAAGCTCATAAAGAGGTTAAAAGATTCATTGATAATGTTTCAAGGTATATATCAGAGCAAGACATGGTTAAAAAAATTACAACCAATTATCCAGAAGAAATATCATAAACTACGATTAAAAATTTACCCTACTTTATCATACTATCGATAACAACCCTTATCGATAGTTCTTTTTTTATATTTATAATTTAATGAGTTTAAACAAATAACGTTATATAACGATAAACGTTAAACGAAACGATATAAAACCTGTTGAAAAGGTATGGGTCTATTCAACATGCATTCGGGCATTCGGGCATTCGGGCATTCGGGCATTCGTGAATGCCGGATATCTAGGACATATCTAGGACATATAGATGACGCTTTCATGACGCTCATGATGACGCTTATGACGCTTTTGAACCCACTTAAACCCACTTAAACCCAGATAAACCCAGATAAACCCAGATAAACCCAGTTAATATACAAGTAAATATGAGATATACTTGACATTACTAAATAACGGAATATTTACTATGCAGGCTTACAATGAAGATGATAGTTACAGAGGTCTTTACACAAGAATTGCATCACTAGAAACGATAAGCTCAAAAACAGAACAAACACTTCTCCGAATGGAAAACAAAATAGATCACGGTTTTAACAAAATAGACGATAAATTTGCAGAAAACGCGCAAAAATTCGATAATTTTGATGAAAAAATAGAAAATGTAAGAAAAGAGAATACTAGCCATTTCCGCACTACAATATCTACGTTGTTAACTCTCATAGGAACTCCACTTTTATTAAAGTCCATAGAGTTACTAACAAAATTCCTAGGTGGAAGCTAATGTTTGATTATATAAATTATCTCAACCTTCTAGCTCCGATAAAACCGAAACCTGTCATAGTGCTAACTGAGAATACAGCTTGTTCTACCAGATAAACTGTAGTTGTCGATGCTAATGACAATCTCATACTTCCTATACAAGCAGCAAACGATATTAATGAGGATGAACCAGTTTGTGTTATATTATTATTTTCCGATCCCACTGTTGTTGGAAAAGTTGCAGATGTGGTACTAATAGCCCCTTGTATAAAGGATGTAACAGTTGAACCTCCGCCTTGAAAACACGCGTTAGCACTAATTGACCAATCACCTGGTGTAAGAGATATACTTGTAATATTAGTAGGTGTTGCATTAGTTAATGCAATTCCACTTCCTAATAATACGGATGAACTAATATATTCGCCAATATTTCCTACAGGAGCATTATCATTTGTTGTCGTACCTTTGATTGAATGAGATAGTGTGGTAAATGCAACGTTAGCTGCCATTGTCGCACTTGATGTGAAAGTAGGCACAACTGATATTGCATCAGGTTTAAAGGTGGTTAATGTACCGATAACTGCTATAGCACTAAAACCTACTGCACCCGTTGTGGTAAAAGTAGTCGTACCAGATGCTGCACCTATTGCAACTGTTCCTCCTTGGTAAATATTATTTCCCCACACATTAAGTGTGGCACTAGAAGTTTGAGGAGTAATATTTAGCTGTCCGCTTGTAACATTTAGAAATGTATTGTTAGATAAAAATATATTAGAAACAACCGCACCTGTTGCTCTGATTGTTACTATATCAAACACATTACCTGTTATTATTCCGCTAAAATTAGTAAGTGTAAGATTTACGTATAAACTTATTGGCAATATGTTGTTGCAATCTTTTATCATGCCTTGTAACAAACTAGTTGCAGGCCCTGTTATTGTCCATGTCACAGGGTTTGTTCGCAAATTGGTAAGAAACATTGTAGGATTTGTTGCACCCGTAAAAGTGAGTGTTACATTTCCTACTCCCTGAAAACCATCGATATACAAAATACCATTAGTCGAAGTACCCCACGAAGAATCCAAAGTAATCGATGATGTGGTTAGGATAGAATTATTACCTTGTAAAAACACCCACGGTTTTACAGTTAATCCACCTTCTGAGAAGTTACCATAGCAAATCAATACATATATTTTTGATGCTGATGCTGTCGTTATCTGCGACATAGCATATGCAATAGTTAGATACGGCCTTAATACGCTTCCATTTCCTACAGCATTTACACCACCTGTTGAAGATACATAAACATAAACAAAACTATATGCAGCAGGTAGGATAGTTCCTAGTGCTGTATCTATACCTTGCAAGTTAGCAAGAACACGTGGATTAGCTGCGGTATAATTTACTGGCGTGAAACCCGCTACGATAGAATCAGATTGTGATGAATAAGTTATATTTGATTGTGAAGCGCCGCTTGAGAAAGTTGGAATAACACTTAATAGCCCTGGAATAAATGTAATACCGGTATTAGCTAATGTGATTGCTCCTATACCTGTTGTATTATCACAATAAATTATTGCAGATCCAATGGAATTAATAGCAAGTGTTCCAACATTATAAAATGAATTTCCTGCGATAGTTGAAAGTAAAGAAGTTGAGGCAGTAGTTACATTTATAGATATTGTTAAAGGAACGTAAAAAATATTTCCTTCTAATGACAAAAAGAAATTTGATGATGCTGTTGAAAAGTTGAATGTTGGATTTGTTCCAATATTCACACTTTTCATGGTGACATTACAGTTAGTTAGAGAGAATAATGTTCTAGCATTAAATTGTGCATTAGAACTATTAATCATATTAAAATTTGTTGTTGACGTTCCACTTCCAGCACCAGTAAAAGTGAAAGCATTAGTTGTAGTAGGATACATATTAATAAATGAGACTGTAGAATTTCCATTTGAAGATAAATCCATCGTAACGCTAAAACTGAAATAAAAATTACTTATATAAACATTTCCTGGATTTGTTCCCCAAGACGTATCCTTCCCAACCGTTCCTGAAATGGTTAAAGAAGAATTATTACCATTTATATAAATCCACGGTTTTAAATTTATGGATGACTCTGAGAAAATTCCATAACATTGTAAGAAAAATATATTAGTACTAGAAGCAGTTGTTATCTGAGACAGTGTATAAGCAATGGTTTTGTATGGACTATTAACACTTCCATTTCCAACTGCATCTACTCCATCTACAGATGATACATATACATATTTATATGTATACGGAGAAGGCGGTAATAATGCTAATTTAGCATCTATACCCGCTAGATTTGCATGTAAAGAACTTGTCAAATCTGGTGCAACCGCAATAGGGGTATAATTTACTGGGGTATAATTTGAATTGAGTCCATTAGATAAACTTGTTAAATTTATTACTGCAGCATTTACAATGGTTGGTACTTTATAAGAAACAACATCAATATTAACTGTAAGGTTTGGATTGGTTGCAGTTAATGTTCCACCTATTCTACTTGAATAAAAATGTACAGCAGTTAATATTCCACCACTAGCAGCACCAGTAAGTGTGATATTTCCTGAAAAACGATTTGCCATTAAATAAGTAGTACAAGTTGCAACGAATGATTTTATTTGACCAACCCCGAGAGAAGTCAAATTATTATCGTTTAAATAAACAATAGCATTTTCATTATCAACTTGGTTAAGTTGACAATTACTAATATATGCATTGGGTGTAGTAGTAGCGCTACCGTAAACGTTTATAGAACGTAATCCACCTAATCCACTACTAGAATTCAAATTATTAATAACTAGTAAATGAGCAGTAGAATTGCTATATGATGAGAAATCAAAAATCATATCAAATGATGTATAACTTAAATTTGATATTACTAACTTACCTGCCGTTGTAGTTCCCCATGATGCATCTAATCCGCAGTTAGCAAATAACGTCCACACAATACCCTCTGAGAATGCAAACAAATTAACCCAAGGTTTAAAATTAACTGCTGCGGTTTCAGTAATTGTTCCACCAATTAATCCTATAGAATAAGTATTGGTAGAACTATTCGTTGTGATCGTAGTTAACGCATGTGCAACTGTTGCATATGGATTTTCAAAATTACCAGTTCCTGTTGAATCGCTTCCATTATTTGATACGAAAACATAATTATTTGCAGATACAATAGAAGCAAGTGCATTATCGATTCCATGTAAATGAGCCTGTACCGATGTTGTGAGAGTTGGTGAAGTTGCGACCGGAGTGTAATGACTTGGTGTATAGTTCGCATTAAGTCCATTGGAAATGCTAGATAAATTTGAAGTTGCACCATTTGCAAGAGTAGGAGATACATAACCTGATGAATCTTGCAATAATAATACCGTTGCACCATCACCAGTTAAACCCGTAGAAATTCTAGTTGAATAAAATGATGCAGTTGTTGACGGACCCGTAGCAAGTCCATTTATAACAGCAGTGCCTATTGTATTTCCAATGCTATACAAAGTATTGGCTGCTAAGTTAGCATCTAATTTTCCTGAGTTTGCGATAAGTGATACAATTTCAGAAGAATCAATTTGTACGAAGCAATTGCTATAGTTCAAGAATAGTATCAAACAACCTGTAATATAAAAACTAGGATTGTTATTTGCACTTCCTTTTAATACAAATGAATCACTTCCAAATATATTTTCTATAAAAATTGTATTAGAGGCTGTATTTGTGAATGCACTGAAATCTAATGTAAAAGATCCGACGGTAGACGTAAAATTAGATAAACTCATCGTACCATTTGCAGTCGTTCCCCACGATGCATCTAAAGAAGTACTCACCAAATGCCATATAACGCCTTCAGATAATCCAACGATTGAAACAAATGGTTTAAATGCAACTGATACCGTTTCAGTAATTGTTCCACCAAGTAAACATATATTAAATGGATTAGTAATAGAATTTGTTGTTATCGTAGACATTGCATGTGCAACGGTTGCATATGGATAGTTAATACTTCCATTGCCTGTTGAGTCATTACCATCTTGTGCGACAAAAACAGAATATATTGAATGGTTTCCTACGGATGAGGGAGTTTTCCATATACCATCACCAGCATAAAAAGTATTAGTAGCAGCACCCGTTCCATGGTTAAAATTTAGAGGGTTTACTTGCACTAATGAAGGTAATGTACTTGAACCATCGACTTGGTTTCCATTAGCAGGATATACCGCAATTTGATTTGCAAGACCAGGCAACACAGTTCCGCTAGTCACGCCGCCAAGTAATACTAAAGTTGAAAATGTACTATCAGTAAATTCATAAAGTGCATTTCCATCGATTGCAGCAACAAGTATCGTGTCTGAAATAAACCATCCCCAAACACCTTTGTTTAAATCATTTATGACTGGCATTTGGTTTAATATGTAATTTGTCGTTGCAACGGTTGCCAATGTGTCAGAAGTTGCAATTCTTACAATACTTACATTATTTGGTACATCCCTTACTATACTTATGATTGGCATATTTTCATCCTTGAAAATAATTGTTTAATAATTTTTAACGTCTTACTCTGGCGTAAATCCCTCCAAATGCAAGAACTTGCCCTGTTGTTCCAGTAAAAAAAGATGTTCCTGATAAAAATATAGTTGTTGTTATTGCAAGACTAAATCTTCTCATAGGCACTGTAAAACCAGATAATGTTCCACTTGGTACATTCAAATAAGAAACTAATGATGAATCGGGTTGAGAAGCAGATATATCAGATACCCACCCTATAAGTGCCGTTGCATAAACCACACCAGTAAAACCTACATTTCCCCATACATCGTAATCACCAGGTGGAAGAGATAAAAAAGTAATATTAAATGGATTGTTATTTGATAAAGGCACAGATTCAGCAAGTGTAACAATACGTGAATCGAAATATCCTACACTTCCTGAATTTGCATCATCATTTGTAGTCGTTCCAATAATCCCCGCAGTAGAGGTAAATTCAATACTCGTTGCAGTAGGAGAAATCAATAATGGTGCAGTATCTCTAACAGGTGAACCAGTTCCAGTTGCAGGAACAAGAGATGGAAATCCTGTACTATCCGTAAATAATCCGGCATTAACAGCTGTAGGTATTCCATCAATTGCCGTTCCAGTTGCGGGATAATAAGCAATATCATTTACTGCACCGACATTAACCGTTCCAGAACCGCCAGAAGCTAATTGTACCCACGCTGTGCCATTCCAAAATTCAAGTTGGCTAAGACTATAGTTATATCCAAATGTGCCAGGATTAGGTGTTGTAGGGCGTGTAGAAGTCTCCCAAGTGAAGGGAAAAGGAATTTGCATATTAGCACCGCCCTCTGGCGATGTAACACCAACTAAACTATTTCCAGGATTGGATAAACTTGCCTGTGCAAAGCTACTAAATTTAACAGTATTAACCATAACTGCATCCTTGCAATTTATGTCGATTGTACTAACAGTAATGATACACCCAATTGCGGCGTTCCCGTACTGATAAAGCTTAGAATATCTCCACCTTTAACGAATCTTGCCATACCAGGATATACACGTTCTTGGTTGTTGACGGTCACTGCACTTCCTGAGACTGGCGCAATCGCTGTACCATTTGAACTTACCCAAACATCAGCCGTTGTACTCACTGAAAATTCAGCTCGGTATGTCTTTGTAGCTAGACCGGGAACTGTCCAAGGCAATGCAGTTGATGCAACTAATAATGCTTGTAATCCATTGTGTGAAAATGGTTTTGTATTATCGAAACTACTGCTGTATGTTGTCATAATAAATTCCTTTTAAGGTAAAGTGGGATTTCCTAAAACTGAATTTGCTGTCCATTGCACTGAATAAACAGCACCCAATCCGGTTAACAATGTTGGTATTCCTGTAGAATTTGTACTTACATAAGGATTTGAAGCTGCAACTAATTGTGAATCAGAAATAGCAGGAGCAACAATCGTAGCAAAATCTTGTGTTCCAGTTGCAGGTGAATACCATCTCATTAAAGGTACAGATATTTTTGTTACTTTGAATGGTCTATCATTTCCATAAAGTGGATTAAAACCAGGATTATAAGCAGTCGAAGCACCGCCAGATGATATAGTTGGTGCTCCAGGATATTGACCAACATCATAACTTTTCTCATAAAATGCTTGGCATTTTCTTAAACTTGTTTCAAAGGTTTCAACTGCTGCATCAATTGCAAAATCATTTTGCACTAAAGATATACGATCAAATATTACTGAATCAACGTTTCCAGATACATTATTCAAAGGTGCATTAATATAAACTACAATTCCCAAATAAAGTGGTGTATTAGATGAAGTAGCTTTTGGCAATGAAAATTGATCATATGGCATTTGTGGAAATTGATTTGTATTTAACAATGAAGATGAATTTATTAATGTATAAGCAGGGTCAGTTATTGCAGAAATTCCAGGTGCAACTGAAGCAGGATACGCATTCCATCCAGAAGAAAAAATAACATCACCATTAGTATCCCATCCTGTAATCGGTTCAACTGCACTAAGTGCAGGTATTGGAGTAGTTCTCCATATTAAACGCATTTTTAACTGTGGAGCAGAAAGTGACCCCGTAGTATGAATCAACAATGCTCTAACTAAAGAAGATAAATTTTGACCCCAATAAGGTATCATTGTAGTAGCATTTATATACTGAATAATAGCAAAACGATTTGCATTAATTCCATTAACAGCAGATATTTGTAAACCATAATTATATTGCGAATTCGCTTGTGAAAAAGCAACTGCACCTACTGTTTCCGTATGTATTATTGTTTGATCAGTAATATACCCAGTTTGTAATGATGTAGTTATTGGGAAAAGGTCTTTTCTAATAAACTGATACGGATTTAATCCAAATGTCCATCCCGCTAATAAACTTTCCTTTGGCTGCATTACTAATGAATTTCTATAAACATTGAATTCATGATCAACCATTCTCTCATACGTCTGCTGTCTATAGATTGGTGCAGCAGAAGGTAATGGACTGCTTATCAATGGCGTAGTTTGTCCAACGACTTGTATATTAGTCAAATCTAATATCGCACTTGGAAAAATATTAAACTGTATTTCTACATAACCCAATGGTGCTGAATCAGAATTTGTGGGTGCCATTAAATTAACTGCATTTTTATATTCTAAAAATCCACCTAATGCGATGACAGGTAAATTATAAATTGTTTGACCCATTCCTGTTGATGGTTGATAAGATACTGTTAACGTTTGAGGATTTGTATATGCCTGAGCCGTAAATGATATAGCAATAGAACCATTCTCAAATATAAATGGACTATTAGAAAATCTCTGTATTAACTTAATAGAATTAAAAGTTGCACCAGCACTTGTATCAATATGCAGATAGTAATTTGGATCTCCAACTACTGGCGGCATCGAGAATGGAATTTGCGATATTGTAATTGAACCAGAACCTTGTAAATCAATACGCCAACCAGGAGCAATCGGTATAGAATAATTACCAGATGTTGCTTGCGTATAAGTAAATGGCGTTGAAAAATAAACATCAGAAAACGTGGGATTCGTGATCATATTATCAGCATCAAGAAATGGCGTATTTACTGGGGTAACACCTCCGCCAGCGCCGCCAGGTACAAAATTCTCTATCAACCAAATTAAAGGGTCAGCACTCGTATTACCATGGCGTATTTCAATCCTGTAAACCAACGTCGGGTCAAAGTATAAATTATTAGGCAATGTTCCAGATGGTTGAAACTCTAATATATATGGCCATGAAGATATAGCATTCGGGTCTTGATACGGCGCTTGTGGTGCATATGGCAAATCATTAGTTAGAAAGAACGCATAATATTCGTCATTAAGAGATAGACCTGTTAGGTCTGGTAACCACCATATTGGGTTTGCTGCTCGTACTAACATATTTAATCATCCTTGATTAAAGTTTAACTTTAAAAACCTCTAGCAACCTTTTTAGCATATTTATAAAAAGTTTTTGCTCTCTTTATTTGTAACATTAGTCCTGTAGTAGATTTTTCAGAACTATCATCTAATTTTTCATATTCTTTCTTTAACTTCTTTAGTTCAAACCCAAGTTTTGATTTTTCTTCCAATGTTATATTTGCAGCATTAAATTTTTCACGTAAAATTTGCATGTGTTCCTTTATTTTTTGTTTATCATTTTTAATTTTTTCAATTGTATTTATATTTTTTTCTATTGATTTTTCTAATTTGTTTATTTGATCATTATGTTTTTGAGATAGTTTTCCATGAGTTTCAATTTCTTCATTTTTTCTATCCTTTTCTGATTCATAATCTTCAATTTCTTTTTGATAAGATTTTTCTTTTGCAGTTTGTTCTCGTACTTGTTCTTTATGTTCTTTTACTTTTTCTGAATGTTCTTTACGCGCCTGTATAGCTTCATTATTAGCTCGGGTCGATTTCTTATTTGTAATATCTCTTTGTTTTTGAGCTTCTTCTATTTGCTTTTCAGATTGTTTTACCATTTCATCTGATTTTATTTTTTGTTCAGCTAGTTTTTTTAATTCAGGAAGCTGTTTTGTCCAAAAACGTGATAATTCATTTGGTTTATGAATCAAATTTGGTTTGCTTTCAAAAATCTGTCCAACAACATGTTTTACCATTTCAGGATTTTTACTTATTAAAACTCTTAATAATTCTTGACCAACTCCGGAACCACTTAATTCATCAATCATAGATTTACCAAGTTTTACATCTTTAAATGCTTTTTTTACTGACTTACTTTCTTTTAAATCATATAAATCAACATACCTTAAGTTTAAATCATCAAAATCTGCTGCATGTTTTCCTAATCCTTCATCAAGTGATTTTTTAAATGAATCTTGTAATTTTCTTAATTCAGGTAAAGCTTCATGTATTTTTTCTCTTGATCTTGCTGATTCTATTTCTTTTGCTTCTTGTCCTAAATTATATATTTCAGTTTTTAAATCTTTAAATCTTGTCATTAAAGTATGCGCTTTCAATTCCCTTTTTTTTGGCATTTCTTTTAATACACGTTTTACATACATATTTTTAGGATTTTTCGGTGTATAAATATTTTCCTTGTTTATTGTTATATTATCATTTTTCACTTCCTTTACTTTTCTTCCATAATCTTTTTTTAATTTTACATGAATATCTTCAACTTGTTTTTTAATATAATCACCAACATGAATATGATGCGCAGAACCAACATTCAAATGTTCACCTATTCTATCAGTAGCTTCTTTTGATAATTTTTTAACTTGATCATGATTTTCTTTAACTTGAGATAAATTCTCTTCTGCAATTTCATGCTCTTCATCTGCTTTTCTTGATCTTTCTTCATGCTCATGTGGTTTTTCAGGAGCAATTAATTCTTTTTTCTCAGGAGCAACAATTTCTCTTTCCTGTAATTTTTCTGGTTCTTTCGGAGCTTCTTGCTTTAATTTGTCAAGATTCTCTTGTAATTCCTTAGATTTTAAATTTGCTTCTTTTATCATTTCATCATGTACATTTAATTGATGAACTAATTTTTCATGATCTGTTGGTACTCCCTGGTTTTTTGCCTGAATAACGGCTTCTTTATATGCTTTTTTCTGTGGTTCATATCTTTCTTGTGCTGATTCTATTCCTTTTTCTGCATTCTCTATGGATAATTGTTTAGATAATTTCTGTGCTTCTAATAATGGATTAGTTGTTCCTTTAATTTTTACTGGTAATTTAGCAGCAGTTTTTCCTATACCAATTGCTGATTCAGTAAGAGCTTTTCCAACAGGAAAAACTATAGGAATATTTTCAAATCCTTTTCGAATTAAATCACTTCCAGGATAAGATTGTCCAGCAATTTTATTTGTTAATGGTTTAAAATTAAATTGTCTATCAGAAGTTAATTTATTTCCCATTTCAGGAGATATCAATTCAAGATTAGATAATGTTTTAGGAAAGTTTCTAGGTATATTTAAAATATTTTGTAACATATCTCCAATACCTGCAATCGCAGTTCTTGATGCTTTTACAGGATGTTGAGCTGTTGACTCTAAAGCAGAATTACCTTTATCCATTATCATTTTTAATGCATTACTTCCAGATTCAACTGCTGATTCAGCTAATTTCGGAACTGCTCTAATTATGGCTTGACCTGCTCCATATGGAGGAACAAATTTACCTTGTTTTCCAGATAAAACACGTCCTGACAAAATATCCATTGCCATATCTGTTAAACTTGGAGGTTTTGTTTCTTCTGAAATATTATTTTTTTTGGAATTTTTAACTGATTTTTGGTTTGAATTTAAATGTGAAAAATCAAGTTCTTCTTCATTATTAGATGATTTAGTATTTAAATGTGAAAAATCAAATTCATCACTCATTTATATTCCTTCTTTTTCACACCTGGATCAATTTTTTTCGCTGCCTCAAATTTATCTTCATCAATTTCATGTTCTTTTCCTTTTGAATCTATAATTGTTATTTTTGAGACATTATTTTCTGATGGAAATTCAAAAGGCAAATTCTTATTTATTTTATTTTTATGTCTTAAATTTTCTAATTCAAAATCAGATTTTCCACCAGTTAATATAGAATCTAACATTGCTTCATTAGCCTCATTGCGATTGAATATATCTGGTTTAACATCTTTAGCCCAATTTAAAACCTGTATACCACCTCTACTGCTTGCATATAAACCAAGATTGGCTTGTAATTTTCCAAATATTTGCTTTAAGTCATATAAATCTTTATTTGCATTTAATTTTGATTTTGTTCCCAACCAATTATGCATACCAGTTAATCCAGGATTTTTCTGCAAAATACGTTTTGCTTGTAATGCTAAATTAGCTGTTTTTACCAAAGGAACAGCGCCTTCTTCTATTTTAGATGCTTGTTTTCTATTTTCTTTATCTTCAACTAATTGTGCTTTTTTATCTGCTAATTTCTCCGCACGTTCTTCTTTTTGTTCTGGACTTTCTCTATTTTTATATGATTCTATTTGTGCTTTTAATGCTGCTCGTCGTAAAGGTTCTAATTTCTCTGCAAGACCTTGTTTTCTATTTTCAATACCCAACATTCCTTGATCATGCTTTGTTCTCTCTGCCAATTCCTTAGCCTGTTGTGCTAACGAACCTTGATGATATTTTCCTGTCTCTGCTAATTCTTGGCCTTTCATGCGGTTCTGCATGATATTCTGCAAAATATCGCTGAAATCACCCCATTTTGACATATCTATATTTGGTATATTGAGAGCCATATATTGTCCTTAACTTAAAAAACCACCGCCTCCACCGCCTCCACCTGCTCCCATTCCATAAGCTTGAGCACCAGTTCTTAATAAATTACCGAATAATTGACCTGGAGCAGCTTGTTGGTTATAGGCCATATTTGCCATTCCTTGCCCATACTCATTTCCTTGACCCAATAAATTACCAGCATAATTGCCAGCCAAATTAGCCCCAGTGTTATACATATTCTGTGAAAGTCCCAATCCTTCTAAATACTGTGCCATCATCATCTTTAAATACTGCTCACGCTCTTTAGAGACGATATCTCCCGCTCCCTGCTGAATATTACCAAGTGCTGCACTGCTGCCGTTTAACCCCATAGAACTCGCTGCATCGAGACCAGCACCTTTGTTCATCTCAAGCATACGTTTGGCATAAGGCGAGGTTTCATAACTTGATGCGAATCTACCCATGAGCTGTTCAGGGTTCATCAATGATTCGATACCTTTATTAAGCGTACCGTATTGGTCTAATCCGTGTTGATTGTAAGGGTCTATATAACCTTGGGATTGCTTGCGAGCTTCTTCGTATTGTCTGCGATATTCTTCTGCGGCTTTTTCGTAAGCCTCTTCAGGATGTAAAAAACTATGAATAGATTTACCGAATACTGGTTTACCTACTCCACCTTCTACAAGATCATCTAAAAATGACATATTTTTTTCCTCATCCTTGAGGGTTCTGTGAAAATGCCTGAAATGCTATTATAGCAGAAGCGCCAGGGTCTGCACTAAATGTGACGGTGAATTGATTAGTGCCAGGAGTAACATCAGTAATGGTCACCACATTAGTTGATGATACTAATCTCACCTGAACAAACCCACTAGAAGTTAATCCTAATACTGAAATAGTATATGGTCCCGCACCAGTTCCACCAACAGTCGCTGTATTAACTTCCAAAATATTATTATTGATATTACTGATAGTAATAATAGTAGAATTAAGGATATCTACAGAATTGCTCAACCAATTCTTCATATCTGGACCAAATTCAGTTTGTTCTAGTATTGGCGAATCAAGTACATTGAAATTAATTGGATCCACCGCTAATCCTCCTAACATTCATTACACCACCCAATACGATAATTGGTACCATACTAACGCAAATTAATTTATATACTCGATTACGAGATGCACCCAATTGATACCATCTCATTTTCCATTGATATTGACCCATTTGAGCAAATTCACGTACATCAGCAGAATGGAATAATGTTCCACCATCATCTGACCAATAGAGTTCAATCGTTGGATTAAACACATTGTTATAAGTATTATCTGAAATAGATGGTGTATTTGAATCATCTGTAATAATGTATATCGGTTGTCCTTCAATATCAGGTTCTTCATCAACCATGTATATTGGTTTTCCAGGAGTTGAATTTTCACCTATAATAAATTTTGTATTAACAAATGGATTTGTAGAGAAACTAATATTACTTTCACCAAATACAAAATCAATTTCAACATATTCAGTTTCAAATTCAGAATAATCTTTTTCTGAAATAATAGGTGTAACTCGCTCATAGCGCATTGGATACCCGATATAAGCATCAGGTGCTTGCGGATTTTCCTGAGCAGGGTTTCTCACTTCATTAAAGTAATACTGACCAGACATATTATAAACAGTATTTTCACCTACTAATGATACCAAATGATTGTAATTAAAAAATACGTGAAATTGCACACGATTACGTTCACCATTTAATTCAATTAGTCTGTGCCAATCATTTATTTCGAAATTAAATTCAATACTATCATTCTGCATTTCCTGATCTAATATTCCAGTTCCCGTATAATTTCCACCAGAAAACCTGTAAAAAATAGTATTTTCATATTGGTATAAAAACCCATTTGAATTAGATGATAAGAATGGATTATCTGCACCAAATTCATTTGTGTAATTTTGCAATAATGTATCAACTGCTTTCGTACTCAATACTTTTGGTTGATCAGAACCGTAACTAACCATGAATTGTAATAATCCATCGCTATTACGGGCTAAAAATACCATTTGTCCAAAATCAATATCAAGTGAATTAGGATTAGCTATACCAAAATTCCAATCGTACGATGAATTCTTTTTCCACGGAAAAATAACACCTGTAACTTCAAATTTTGCAGGAGTATTTGACCAGACACCCGTTATATAATCTGTGAAAATATATAACTGATTGTTTAACACTCCCATTTGTCTAATCAAACCATTTTCTTGTGCAAAAACAGCTCCGCCAGTTGTCGGGTTCGTAAAACATGTATCCAAGAAATTAGTAAAATTGAAAAGAGAAGGAATTCCACCAAGATTAACTTGTGATAGAAAAAATTGAGAACTATTAGCAACTGATACAACTATTCTGTTTCCATATGAAGCAATAAATCCAGGTTTAGTCAATTTTCCATCTTGCATGTATACACCAGGAGAAAATTTATCTGTAACAGCTCCAAAATCTCCCGTATCTTCTCTGTAAATATAAATATGGTTCTCATCTACAAAACAGGAAAATACGATAGTATTTACAACGAGAAATGCAAAATATATTGGTCCTGCAGAGGTAGATAATGGTACAAGAGATGTTATGTTTACTGGATTATATTGTGAATCAATCCTAAAAATACTATTACCAACTACAATGTAAGCAAAATTAATGCTCTTAAATATTTCCCGTGGTTCACTAGCAAAAATTAATTCATTTGAACCTAGATAATTAATGTGAGCACGACCCATTGCAGGGTACATTGCAGTAGTTTTTTTCGCATCTTTTGCTTGTACAACATACCAGTTTGCGACATCTTCTGGAGAAAATTGTTTAAACCGTTGAACATTGTAATTACCTACAATAGGTAATTCTTTTATCTCAAATTGTCCATCTTTAGTAGCAGCACCCATTACAATCCTTGCAAAAGTGTTCAAATTTTAATCAAACGCCAGAACGCAATCGCCAACTACCATTGAGGTATGACTCATTAGCTGAATCAATCACTAAATCCATAGCAGAAACAGATTCCATTTCATCCATTGCTGTTTGAAGTTTCTTTTCTAATTTTTCATCCCAAGCTGATGATCTTCCTTTGTAAAATGAAATCTGTTCTCCAAGTGCTAACTTCAAGAATTTATACTGATACAAAGGAAACATCGACATATCATCGTTTTGTCCTAGATATGGTAATTCAAACTTTCCATAAACAAACAATGTATAAAGTTGAGATGGCGAAGGATAAAGTTGCATCGTTGTTAAATTTAAATCATTTGTAATTATAACAAATCTGGGTAATCCTTTTTGCGGAAAATATTTATAACTACCAAAGAAAACACCGCGAGATTCATCAATTAACGGATAATCAACACCATCTAAATTCAGCCATGCGCGTTGCAAATTTGACAATCTACCTTCTGTTACGTCAGGCAAAGGTATTACGCTAGGGTCTCCAAAAGTTACAAATTGCTGTCCAATTTGAACGTTAAATGTGACCTTTTTTGCTATTGTTAAATAAAGAGAAATTGCACTATATGATTTAATTAATTCATTTAAATACTGAATACCCTTTTCCATGTCATTTCCATGCAAGGGTACAGTCGGACTATTAGCGCTAGTTAACTGATAGGCATCTTGTACAAATTCTTTAACCGTTTGGGCATACAACATCCTTTTGCTTCCTTGTCTTAACAACTACAGGTTCTTCCTGAACCTGTTTAGAAAACCAAATTCCACTGGATGTTAGTTCTTCAAATTCTTTATAAGAATTTGCAAGTTTTTGTTCACCATTTTTATCGTAGACCCATGCGCGAAATGTATTTTTATCCACCCAACGATCTTGATACTGAAATTGTCCAGCATGAGGATCTTTAATATTCTTTAATTTTGTATCCATGTTATCTCTCCAAAAAAAGACCGTTACTCAAAGGAATTAAAAGTAACGGCCAACTTTTATGACATAACTCGAACTGAAAACTCTGGGTTATTTTCTTCACCTCCAATAATATCGATACGATCTAATTGTAAGTAATTACGAATATCTGCACCCAAAGAGTAAGTCATCGCGACTTTGTATAGATCACTGTATGAAGTAACTGCTTCAACACCACCTTTTAATTCCTTAATTGGTGGTGCAGCAAAGACAATGGCTTGATTATGAAATGCAACTGAAACATTATGATTAGTTGCTAAATAAATTTGGGCACCTTGAGGAATAGGAGCAGAAATATTTTGTCGTGCACCACTAATAACAATGGTTGGATTAACTGGAATATTAGTATTTCCTGAACCTGTTGCGGTAACTTGTGCAGTAACAACAAATTGTGCGGTTTGAGATAATGATTCATAGTTTAATGGATTTACCATGAACACACCATTTGAAGCATCAACTGTTAGAATATCTCCAACTTGAAAAGAGATGCCAGCAGCTAATCCAGAAACTTGTATGATATTTCCACCAGTAATAGGACCATTTGTTACGACACCAGCAGCAACATATCCGGTAGGAGGCATACCACCTGTTGCACCAGGAGTACCAGCAATTTGTTTCTTCAAGAAATTAGTCTTGAAGAAATCAAAACCAGATAAGTGACCAATGAATCCATCTAACAATGCACCGCGATTAACAGTCATGTTAAATACGTCATATAACGATTTACAAAGAGTTGCTGATACAGAAGGACTATTAGCAAAATAACGATTTCCATCTTCTGGAATACCTAATTCCGTCATATATGCATCAGTGTCAAATATCGTATCTTGCGTAATAGGTACCATTCCACCAGGCGTACCAATTGCTTGATAAGTAGATAACTGAAATTTGGTTGCAATAAATGATTCGACCATATTAGCTAAACGTTTAGCGCGAGGATTTAACATCATATCGAGATAGGGTTGATCACGTGCGCGATCAAAGGTTAGTTCAAATCCTGAGAACTCAACCATGGTATGAAATTGCTGATCAATAGTAAGCGGTCTAACAATTTGTACACGTGCTTCTGATGATGCAGTAGCACCAAATCCACCGATATATCTTTCTTCCAAACGATAATTAATCGTCTGTCCAGTAGCGTATTTCAGCCCTTTAAAGTCAGCTTCAAGATTACGATTTGCGACCTTGGCGAAATTAAGATAATTGATAAACCTAACAAAAGTTTCATCGAGAATATATTGAGTAGTTTGAAAAGAATTGGTCATTGACATGTTTTGTCGCTCCGTGACAAATAAACTTAAAGCCAAAGAATTGGCTATCCATTTTTTTGTCCGGCGGAGGACTGTTAAAAAATCTATCTAATTTTAGTAGCCGGCGGCACTACCCTATATCACCCGAAATTTCATTAGATAAATAATCTAACTCACAGCCACAACACCACTTGCCCGCATCTATTTAACGTCCGATGGAAGACTGCAAATGATAAGAGAATTTTATCTCTTGTTTAAATTATGCTCCTAATTTGATATAATTTCAATACGTGTAAATTTTCAAGGATGAAAATATGCAATCAGCCTCACCAAAGATGTCACGAAAGCAAGCCAAATTATTCTGGAATCATTTAAGCGATGAACAAAAGATTGAATTCAACAAAATGATGGTGAAATTAGGTAAAAAAGAACTAATGATGACTAAAGTAATTGTTGATGATAATGAACAAATTCAACGTATTATATTAGAACCGAAGGATAAACCAAGTAAACCTACTGCGCCATTTGCTAAACATTTTCATTATGATGATTAATATCTTCAATTTCTTCAAAGAATTTTTTCATCTTTACTATGAATTGATTTTCATCTATAGTAAATTCTAGTTGCAAACTTAAATTTGGAATTTCTTTTAGTCGGAAGCAAACAAATTTCGGTTCTTTTGAATTATCATTTTTATCAAACAAAGGTTTTTGGTTATCTATTGTTAAAAGCATTTCACCTGTTCTAAAATCACGTAATAACCTTATCATTAACCCCATATAATTCCTTCATAAAATTTCCCTTAATTCATTGTCATAAATGTCCTCACGTGGATTGTAAGTTTCTATACACTTTTTACAATAAAAACTCTCACCGTGAGGACAAATAATGTTGTTCTTATCAAACTGATGTTCATATAGATTATCTACACGTTTCATTTTTTCTTTTTCCCAAAGTCTTTTATTTTCTTTTCAGATACATGAGACATTTCTTTTTTCTTTTCCTTTGATTTTTCATGCATTTTTTTTTCTTTATGTTTTTCCATTAGCGATGCTCCTTGTGACGGTGTGATGAATGACTTGATGAATTTTTTTTATGTTTCTTCTGAATATTCGCACCTGATTCACGTGCTTCATTAAGACTTGCAGCGACTGCTTGGTCATGTGGATGACCTGATTCTTGCATCTCAGAAATATTTTCAGAAATTACTACCTTTGATTTACCCTTGTGTAACGGCATTTTCTTCTCCCTTTTACCCATACTATAATTAGGTTCACGTTGATTTTCCATACTTGGAACATCAGAACCACCATAGGTATTAGACTTGATAGACATTACCGATATTCCTTATGCCTACTATTTCCATTAGATTTCATACCAGTACTTTTCATTGGTTTGTTATCCTGAGGCATTTTACTGGCTTTACCAAATTGCTTATTACCATCGTGCAATCCACGTTTGACATTTACTTCCTTTGGTCCACCTTCTTCATACGCTGGCTGAACACTGTCATATTCGTTCATAATCATTCCTTAACCGTTTTTCCCAACAATTTAATTAAGCCATTTTCAATTAAAAATTGTTCTATCCTTTGTATTTTATTCTTATACTGGAAAAAATAAACTTGTTCTTCATATTTTTCACGTTCTAAATTTGAAATATTTCCTTTTAAATATTTTACTTCAAATTCCAAATCTTTAATTCTTTTATCTATAGATGGATAAATGTTTTCTATAAATAGTAATTGATTTTTTCTTTTTTCTTCATCTGAAAGAGAAGAATAAAAGTCTATCAATCTATCAATATTACTCATTTTTCTCCATCCATTCCAGACTGATCATATCCATCACTATTCCATTTTTTAGACTCGTACTTATTTACCAAAGGTTCATCCCAATATTCAGACGGAATACTTTGCCCACCAATGCCATGTGTCATTTCTTCATAGCAGCAATCATAATATTTTTTACGCATAAACACCTCTAAACTAATAATATAAATAATGTCATAAAAATTATGACAGCAATATACACTATCATATTTTACCGAAAATACATTTATATGATGGTTCTGGCTTGTTCATCTTAACTTCTTTCTGAACGCAAGCACCAGTATTTGCAACGTTGGTAATTCGAATTTCTTGCTGTTCCTTTTCAAGCATTGGCCGACCATTATCTCCAGGTATAGGCATGTCCGTATCTCCTAATTACTTAAGTAAATATTATCATTTTCTCTTCTGTTTTGCATACTGATGAATTCGCTCATCAATCGATGGCTGATTAGCAAATGTCTTAGATGGCATATCACTGGTAACAACCTCTAATGGCTTAGGGGCACTACTAACAACATTCTTACTCTTTATCATTTTTTCATGCAATCTGCCGACTTCAGCGGCTTGAGCATATGGGTCGGTCATCTTAGATATACGCTCAAGTTCAGGTGCGTGCATCTTTGCTGCTCCATATACAAATGCGGCGGGATTTTCTAAATTACGAGCAGCAAGCAACATTGTATCAGTAATATTTTTACCTCTTACAACATCATGGAAATCTTCATATTTATTCATTCCACTTGTGAATTTAGCCTCAAATTCTGCTTGCCTTTGTATTTCTTGTTGCTGCCATTGTCGTTGAATATTCTCTTCTTGTGTTTCAACCATCGTCTTTTTTATGACAGTCTTTAATTGTTGTTCCCAGTCTTCTTCTTGCTGTACAGGTTGTTGTTGCTGCGGTTGTTGCTGTGGCACATATTCTTGCTGCTTGATACGCGCAACTCTTGCATTTATCAACCTAGAAACTTCATCCTCACTGTACATCTTTGGCTTTTCAATAGGATTGCCATATTCATCAATCGTTTGATCTACCAATGGTTTACTAACTGGTTCAGTCTTTTCTACTGCCTCAGTAGGTTGTGTAGTTGTCTTTGCAGCTTCAGGAAATGAATCAGGTTGCACAGGGTCGTTAACAGGTTGACTTGGAGTATCAATTGGAACAAGCGGTGTGACTGCTTCAACTGGCGACTGTACTGGGTTACTTTGGGTTGTATTTTCTTGCATTGCTGCAATTAACTGACTATCAATATTCTTCGGGTCCATGCGATTGAATCTCCTTTTGTTTAATTATTCACGTTTTGCAACTTTTGTCTTTTCATGTGCTGCCTTATGTTGTAATTCCTTATGATGCATTTCTTTTTCATGATGCAACTGACTAGCGTGCGTGAGCATCTTAATCATGTTCTGAGAATTAGTTATTTGCATATCAACCCCCATACGCTGATTTTCAGCCGTATAACGCAATATAGTCTCTTGCAACTGAGCTGCTTCTTTCTGCTTATCAGCTTCTAACTTCGCAAATCCAAGTGACATATCTTGTTGCGTCTCAAGTGCCTTTCGTTGCAATTCTTGTTTCTTCAATTCTAATTCCTGCATCTTCATTTGAGATTCTTGTTGTGCTTGTTGTGCTTTTTGTTGCATCTCTTGTTGCTTGAGTTGTAACATCATTGCATCAGGTGAAGGTTGCGGAGGTTTAGGAGGTAATGGTTTACCAGTCTTTCCAGCTTCAATTATTTCAGGCGGAACTAAAGTTCTTAATCGATTACGTAATTCCATATTGTTATCTAGTGGAAGATTTTCAGCGTATAGATCTGCAATCATTGGGAACACTTGACCAGCCCTATCAGCTTGCAAAACGGATTGTAGCGATAGCAGTGCTTCTTGCTTCTGTCCCTCGTAAGAAGGCCCCGCTTTAAGTCTGATATTATACTTACCCTTAGTCATATCATTTTTCATTTGCAACCCATACTCATCCATAGGTTGATTGATATTGACTGTCTGAGATTCAGATTCCGGCATATTCAATACAAGTGAGCGCTCAGTATCATAGATTTCAGGTATCCACTCGTTTATGATTTCGCCACCCGTTGCAATTGCGATATTTATTGAATTGAATGGTGTTGCTGTATTACGTGTACCTCTATTTGTTCGAGCTTCGATTGCAGTGCCAGAAACTTCATTGCCTAACTCGCCCATTTGTGTATCATACATACCCGTGCCGCTCTGGATATCCATTAAGGTACGTTCGTATTGTTGTACCAGGGATTGTGATAACTCGGGCGGCTTTAGTTGTTCAGGCTTAGCACCGCTAGCCGTTTCATCGTAATATAACGCACCATTTACTACCGAAGGGTCACGCCATTGCTGCTGTGCATCAGGAGATGCTGCGCACTTACGCGGCATGATGAATTGATCAAACCTAGATATTTTCAGCATATAAGCTGATTGTGTTGCGAGATAATTTAGATATTTCTGTGCGTCTTTGACATCTTTGAAGAACGAACGTGTGATCTGCTGACCTTGTTTAGAGAAATAACTTTTCTGGTCAACAAAAACAACGGGCAATAATGTGGCTTTAGAAGGTAAATAAGTCTCTTCAAGTACAAAATCACCCGCTATCTGGGTATGTTTTATTTTATACTTTATTGATTCACGTTTATCAACAACTGTAACAGCTTGGCCATTACTAATAATATATTTTTTACCGTCAAACTTTACTTTCTCTAACTTTTTAAATTCTTTATCATTAACAATAGAACCATCTGATAGTTTGTAAATTGTTATCTCTTCAGGTTCTTTATTGTAATCATCGACAATTGTAATCGAATCATCATCAGCAAAGGCAATTGTGCTATCTTCGGTTATTGCAGTCGTTCCAATCTGCGATTCAATGTCACGACCCCATGTATCTCTAAATTTTCTGCGTGATATTCTCGTTTTATATCCTGAAAACATGCCATCTACTTTACAAACATGTTTTGCTGATATATCCCAGTAACAACGATTAGGGTCTTCGAACGGATAAATCTTTATTATTTGCTCAAAACTTTCATTATCTTTGTATTCAGTATCTATTCTATATGCACCAAATCCACCGCAAGTCGAATGACTAAATGCATTTTGATATACACTCTTAGCATCTGAGTTAAAACTGATATCTTTGACAATTGCAGCACGAACTTGCGCGGTTTCTGGGGGAACATCTTCGGAAGGCATGATCTGCATATTCGGTGTATTGAATATTTGCTCACCGCAAAGATGATTATGCAGAACGCCAAGTTTATTGAATACTAATGGGATTTTGTTATAACGTTCGAATAACTCAGATTCATTTTCTCGCCACTGGTCGCCCATGATGAAATCGAGCCACTCATAGTACATAGACCTGTTTATAGTCCAATACTTCTCCCACTTATCGACTCTATCCCTTATCTTCCGGCATAGTTCCGGATTTTTGCTTGGCATAATAAGTTAATCCTTTAACTTATCGCTATTATAGCATTTTGGTGTATTTTACACCAATATCATCCTTGCCTTAGTAAACAAAACAGTACAACACAATACAACACAATACACTATTAAAAACCCTTACCTTACATTTCAGCACAAAACAATACACCACACCACAACACATGACAGGAAAAAATTAAAACCCTTACATTTCCTTACAACGCATAACATCACAATGCATTACATATCGGCACAATACATCACAATATTAAAAACCCGTACATTTCCTTACAATGCATTACATCACACAACAATACGCCACAACACAAAACAAAACATCACATGACACTATTAAAAACCCGCACATTTCCTTACAACGCATAACATCACAATGCATTACATATCGGCACAATACATCACAAAATAAAAATCCTTACCTTACAAGACATTACCCCACAACACAGCACGCTACAACACATTACAAAATTAAAACCCTTACCTTGCCTTACGCCACAGGACAGCACATCACATAACAGAACCTGACATGACAATATTAAAAACCCTTACCTCGCCTTACGAAACAGCACGCTACAGCACGCTACAGCACATCACACCACATTACACAATAGTTTCAATCCACGCGCTCGTGAAGAGCGCGACTACAAAACAGCACAACACAACACACAACATCAAAGTATAATTATTAGTTACTCTCACGCCAATTCGTCACAACAAATCGTCCATATATACCTTTTCTAGCTGGCCTAAAATCACCTAACCCTATTTTGGTTCCAGCATCGTCAATCAAAGTACGGATGAATTTTGGGCTAAACATCTTTAAATCCAACGTCAAAGTAAAATCTATGCACCAATTATCTAGCCTAGGTCTATGACAAACGATTCGACCACCAGTTGACGGAACAACGACAGCCCTGCTATCAACTTCCCACGTTTCAGGCGATTTAAAATACACGATTTCGCCTAAAATCATCACACCAGCAGGAACTAAAGAACTTCTAGCAGTCGTTACTTTTACCTTACCATCTTTATGAAATTTACCTGCTTCAACCAAGCAAGCAAAAATATTCACAGTAGGATAATATAATTTTTCATCCTCATCGACATAGCAAACACGTCTAGCAGCTTCGCGAGGTAATATATCTTTATCTTTTTTTACTTTCTGCTCATCAATATTAAAACGATTCATCAGAAGCGGTGTTATCCCTGTTATTTCTATATCAATATTCATTTAATATCCTTACCTTAGATTACAGCGCAATACAAAACAGCACGTCACAATACAACACATTATTAAAAACCCGTACATTTCCTTACAACACAAAACACTACATTACATAACGCCACAATACATCACATCACAGAAAATTATTAAAAACCCTTACATTGGATTGCATTAGAGCACAAGACAAGACACTACAACACAAGACAGCACAATTAAAAACCCTTACATTTCCTTACAACACAAAACATTACATAACGCCACAATACATCACGTTTAAAAACCCGTACATTTCCTTACAACACAAGACAGTACAATACAGTACAATACAAAACATCACGTTTAATGAAACAAAAAAATATACATAGATAATTGATACTTGTAAACATTTACTATCGAAACATCCCTCTTTCGTGTGGCATTAACTTGGGTACTTCAATTGCTGTCTGTACGCCGTGAAACCCTCCAGCAAACGTTAAACACAACGCATCAGCACCATCAGGGCTTGGCAATCCTCTTGCCCGTAAATCATCCTTCGATTCAATCTGTACCTGCCCATTTGAGTTTTCTTTGAAGCCTAATGAACACAATTCGCCGTGCAATGTGTCCTCGTCCGGTATCTGCACTGGCATATCTTGATATAGCCAATCTCGCATATCACCCCACAATTCCGCACGCTGATTCTTGTAACGTTCCTTGTCATTAGCACTACGAGCAACATTTACACCTTCAACACAGTCATAACCCATTTCATTTAATCTGTCCACAACGCCTGCACCGATTCCAATGCAATCAATATATACTTTGTCGGGTTTTTCCTCGGTTATAATGCGCTTAACACGGCCTGCAATTTCCATCGTATTGAGATGCGAGACACGTTCTAAGTTATAAGCACATCTTCCCTTACGGCGAATAATAGCAGTCCGATCTCTATCTGATATCGCAACATCCACCCCAATAATAAGCTTGCTACCCATATCAACTTTTGCAGCACGCGCAAATTCAACGTACTTAGAATTGATAAACACGTTGTGAATAGGGTTTTTAAATGCTTCAATTGAATTAAAAGGGTACTCAACATTAAATCGTTCTCTTCCTGCATCAAAATCCTTTGAAAACTCGTTAATTTTTAACCTACGCCAAGATAAATTATCATTAGTTAACCCATTTTTTCCATACTGAGACACTAAATACTCTTCTTCATCCGATAAATGCATATTTTCGGAGTTATGCGAGTACTCATCATTCCAATACCATGGCAAAAATATACTTTGATACTCACTATCAGGCGACATACCTGATAACCAGCGCTCATGGAAGTAATTTCCGATACCATTTGCCGTAGATTCTAGGATAATTTCCGTACCTGGTTCATTTGAGATTGCCTGCAAGATACCTTTGCTATGATCTTCAGCAAATGCCCAAAATGCGACTTCTGAACCGTGGAAAAGCTGCACGGTTTGCGACCGACCGACTGCTTTATTGCCTGCAGTACCAATCGCGTAGCCTGAATCTAATTGCTTAAAGTTTAATTCCTTTGCATTATCCGTATTCGGCTTAGGGCATAATCCTGGTTCCAAGTTTTCATTAAACCGTTTGGCCATATTGAACAGATTATTAGTTGCTTCTTTATCGTGCGTGAGAATAAATGCTTTTTTACCGCGCGAAGTGATGATCTGATGGAAGAACCTAGCCTGTATATATGTTGAACAACCTTGTTGTCGTCCCTTTAAAATGCAGGCACGCACACGTCCCGTCGATTCCTTTTGACGAGCAAGACGTTCATGTAAGTAGGACTGTGCGCGATTAAACGTGAAATACTTTTTAACACCGGCCTTGTCTTTAACAATCAGAAATCGCTCGGCAAATTTCTGAAAATCCCTAATTGAATCTAATTTAGCTTGACTTATCAAATTACAGCATCCATGCTGATTAAGATGTCAAAAAATCCTGGTGTTGCGAAAATACACCGAGACGGTCAAGACATCAGGCCGTCTCAACTATTTACACTCTATCTTTTCTTATCGTAATTGAAATCATTCTCTGGCGGCATTTCAGGCGATAGCTGCACGTTACGCTTGGCACCTTCCATCTTAGTCGGAGGATGCGCAACATTAGCCATATCTGCCATATTGTTGTAGCCCATACCTTTGTTCATCTCGATATTATTGCGCGC